ACATGGCAACTGCCACATCATACATCAGTTCTTCTCTTTCAGTCTTTTTCATAGTTTAGATAGAACCTCTTTGTAAATGTTTTCTGCGATTGCCTTCATCATCAGGGGTGGTACCATTCTACCCACACGTTCTGTCTGTTGTGAGTGTGACCCTGTAAGAACAAAGTCATCAGGTAGAGACTGGATCCTCTTGAGTTCAGGAACAGACAGAACCCTGTCCTCTTTCCAATGGATCAGACCACCACTGGCTGTAAGTGTAGGAGATGGTTTGTAGAACGATGCTCTTTTAGTATTGAAACAATGTCCTTTCTCATGATAATCCATACCTGACAGGATCTTCTTAGGATCCTTTGGCATCTTACTGACAACCTTACGATAGATACCACTCTTGACCATGTGATCTATAAGTCCCTGAACATTCTCAGGATCATTTTCAACACCGTCAATGATATCACCGATGGTTGTGTCTTTGGATGATGTAGGAGGAAATAGTGATGATACAGTCAATACATTCAGACCAATTTTATCAGCAATGTCCTGACGGACAGCAATAAAGATCAGTCGTTCTCTGGCTTGACCAACACCATAGTGAGATGACTTCATCACTTTTGATGTGACAAGGTAACCAATCTCCTCAAAGGCGTTAGTAATCTTAGCATAATAGGTCTTTGCTTCACCGATTGTCAACCCTTTGACATTCTCAGCTACAATAACTTTGGGTTGGATATCTTTGGCGACACGAATATACTCAAAAAACAGGTCTTCTATGTTCTCTACCTTCTTACCATCGGAATAAGATTTTGTTTTACCCCATCCATCAGAGTGTTTAGAACCCTCACCACGACACATTGACCCAGCAACAGAGAATGCAGAACAAGGTGGTGATCCGTCAAGGATATCTAATTCACCAGCCTTGAGACCAGTCAGTTCTAGGAAGTCTTTACCCTCCAGTTTTTTGATATCGTCGGGAACAATAGGTGTAGAGGGATAGTTTGTGGAGTATGTGTTTCTGGCCTCTTCTACAAACTCATTGATACACAGGATTTTACCACCTGCAAGTCTGTATCCTGTAGAAGATCCGCCACCACCAGCAAAGGTAGAGATGACAGTGAACTTGGCTTGAGCCTCACCGTCATAAACATCTTGTAGTTTATATGGTAGTTTCATAGAGGAAGTGTACCTAATCCAGTTGATGCGTAGTCAGAGGCGAGGTCCATCACTCTCTTCCTACCACGATTATTTAGCATCTTATCATCTAACAGTGTCTCAAACAAGTGGTCAATGTTAGATCCGAGTTGTAAGTTAATATGATCTTTGACACTGGTAACCCTGTCAAATTCTTCTTTGAATGCATCTCTCACCACCTGTTTCTGTTTAGGTCGATTCAATTCAAACCAATCATACTTGAAGAAGTAATCTCTTACTTCATCATGATAGATGTAAGGGTGTACAAGACTAATATCTTTTTCTTGAGCCAACTGTTCTATTTGACGAAATCCAGTCACATTATAATGCATGAAGTAATTACGTCTGAACTGATCAAATTTCTCTTTTGGTTCTTTGAAATGAAGGATTGCTTTCTTACTCACACCATAGTATCCGTCGGCACCAATACCGCTGAGGAGATATGATTCTTTAATGTGGGGAAAGACGTAGAGGAAAGGAAAAGTACACTCAAAATGAGTTTTCTTTCTACAATCATAAGTTCTTACAAGACGAAGAAAGTCCTCCCTAAGATTTGTTGTGGGAACAACAACTGTCTCACATTCCCATCCAAATTCTTTACTGACTTCTTCAGCTTTATAAGCGTCATAAGACTTATCACCCTCCAGGTGAAAAGTATATGCAGTAATTTTTTTACCAAGACGATGAGCAGCAAAACCCAGACTTAGACTGTCTACACCTCCAGACAACAAAATCCCCACGGTATCCGTGGGGACCTCATTTCTGATAATATCTACCAGAAGTTTATCAATCATACGATATCGGCAAGTTTATCAATTGACTCTTGACCATTTACCTGTGGGATTGCACCTACGATCTCAAATGGATAGTCGATTTGATAACCAGATTCCTGATCGTCCACTTCGTAAATGACTTCACGAAGCATATTATAGTTCCTTTCCCAAGTTTTGACAATCTCTGAACGAGTTGTAACAACATCATTCATTGATTCACAGTTCTTAGTAAGAAGAACATATCTGATTGGTTCACCATGGAACTTATAGTGCTTGATAGCACGAAGTACAGGGTCCATGGTCGAACGAGTAGTCTGAGTGCCAGAGTTTACGTTCTCTATAGTTTCAATCTCACAACCTTTAAGGAGATGACGGAAGGTAGTTTCAACATTTCTCTTATCAAACTGTTTGATTTGAGATGTGTTTACCTTCTTAAGGAAGACACGTTTTGCAATATTGTTCTTTGTCTTTTGGACAATAGAAGAAATACTAAATTGGTTTACAAAATTCAAAACGTCCGCTTCAGTTTCAAAGGTGTCAATATTATTATCAACATACACAGCTACTGCACGTTCAAAGTCTGCGGAAGAGATAGGTTTGGCAGGAACATGATCGTTACTCTCAAGTCCCTTGGACATGAGGAAGTGTTCGTAATCAAACGTACTAGGGTCACTAGGAACATAGTAGTTGAACTTCAATTCTTTCCAACCAAGGTTACGTGCAGCAGTAAAACGGTGTGCACCATCGACACAGAGTGGCCGGCCATTAGGACCCTTGACCGCAGTAGGAAGAGGACATTCTTCAAGTATCCCACGGGTCTGGAAAGATTGTTCAATCTTTTTGACATTCAGGGGATCAGTATCACCGGCTCGGGATGCATTCTGCAAACTGTCTTGGTCAAATGCATCAAGGAGAAGAGGAACTTGCCCTTGGAGTTTGACACCGGGATAAGTAAAAATAGTCATAATTAAATGGATAGGGTTTACGTGAAAACCTTGGCGACTTAACGCCGGATCCCCATGTCCCGAAGGCTCAGATAGGATCCGAGACTCACCTTAGTGAGTCCCTTGATTTCCATGAATACAATATAACACTAAAAAAGGGACCTGTAAAGGCCCCTATGTCAGTTTATTTAATGGCTATGACTCCAACGAACTGATGATTTCTCCAGAAGATCTGACAGTCTTTGAATCCTGCTGTCATAACCATGTCTCGTAGTTCAGACCATGTATTTGGTTTCAACATATCACGGAGTTCTTTCTCCTTGTCCATGATTTGATCAGCAGTGAATACCTTTCTCTTGTAGTCATAATGAGTGAAGGTGAGGAGTTCCTGGAAGAACGCATTCTCACACATCAACTTCTCTGCAAAGATGAATGCACCACCTTCATTCAGACCCTCATAGATCTTATTGATAGTCTCTTGTCTGGTAGTCTTGGGCATAAATTGTAGTGTGAATAGTGATGTCACCAGAGAACAGTTTCTGAACTCATAGTTAGTTACATTACCACGAACCCATTCCAACAATGCCCATGGATAGTCTTTACGGATCTCTTTGAATCTGTCATCGAGACTATCGTAGAAACTACCAGCTAGTTCTACACCCACATAGTGAGCATACTGTCGATTAGGATTGTTGCCAAGGATCATCTTGGTCAGTTTACCTGTGGAACAACCCACATCCACGACTTTAGTATGGTCTTCCACAAAGTATCGTGAGAACGATACTGTATCCTCTAACAGGTTTGAATATCCACGGATACTATCGTTGATGTGATTGTCAAAACCTTCGGGTGAGTGTGCGAAAGAAAAGTCGTATGTCATATCATTTACCGTTTGTTTCGTATTTTAGTTCATCATCAATCATTTTGTCCAGTGTGTTGATGACATTACGGACATCTACAATACGAGCTGGAGTACAGGTAGGGTCAATAGTGTAATCTTTTTGTTCCATGAACAATGCCTGACGGACCACTGCTGCTTGTTGTAGATTCAGTTCAAGATTAATCATACGTCTCCTTGCTTTCTGTTTTCTGAATAGTGAACATCAAATGTTCCTTCGGGATACCGTGCAGACAGTTTCTCAACATTCATCTCTAGAATTTCGTCGAAGGTAACGTCGAGTGCCATACACGCTTGAGCAACATACCACATGATGTCACCCAGTTCACGCTTCATATGAAACGCATTGTCTTCATTGTAGGGTTTACCTTGGAGGAAAATCTTCTTAACCACTTCAGTAAACTCACCAGCCTCTGCACTGATACCAAGTGCAGCAGTCAGTAGTTGGGTTACATTGCAATCATCTCTGACTTCTAGTTCTGACAAGCGAGAGGCAAGAGTAGGATAGTCGAGACTAGGACGACTAGTGGTTTGTCGAACAAAGTCAACATACTTGTTAGGATCGATTGTCATAAGTCTAGGGGTTCTTGTTGATTTTCGGGTAGTATTTGTTGTGGGGGTAATTGTAGTTCTTCAACTCTTTTACTGAAGATATCTACAACTTCTGGGGGAGGATCAAGATATACGATAGTCCAAGTAAAGCCAGGGTTTTGTAAGACATGGTAATCTGCATCTCGTTGTTTACCACAATGTCGATACCTTCTTCCCATACCATCTCTAACCTCGTAGATAAATGGTCTCTTAAGTTGTGCCAACTCACTTTGTAAGCTGATATCAGAACTTGAATCCATCGAACGATTTCTTGGGTTTCTCTTCGTAAGTATACTCCTCTTCTTGCTTGTTGTCAAGGAGGTCATCCTGTGCTGTCTGCTCAC